GTTATCTACATTGGAGTAATCTGCATTTAATCGAACGTAATCTTCGACTGTACCACCAGTTTCTTCCATAAATGAAACTAGCTTTTCAATATTTTCAGGTAGTTGTTTTGCTGGCTGCTGAACTTCTTTTGTTTCTTCAACAACTTGTTTTTGCTCTTCTACCTTTGTTTCAACCGGATCTTCTTCAATCAAAGTTAAAGGAGATTCTACTTCTTCTTCGGTGGTCCGTATTTCTTCAACCACTTTTTCGCTGTTGCTACTGTCTTTTGGTTCTTCGACAATAACATTGCTATCATTTGTCTCTTGTGCTTGAACGGCATCTTCTTCCTTTTTTTCTGTTAAATCTATTTTAACTACATTTTGATCTTGAGTTTCTTTTTTCTCAAGTTTAGATAAATCTACTTTAACAGGTTCTGTTGTGTTTTTACCTAAGTTTTTAGGTTTAGTTTTCTTACCTTTTAAAGAAAACTCGCCTTCATTTTTAACCTCTTGGGTTGCATTTTCTTCTGCCATAATATAATATAATTAGATAATTAAAAGTTTTTTACCGAGGTTCAAACTGCTCTAGTCCAAATCCTCCAAGTGCATCATTACCAGCTGACTCAAAGTTTTTTGGTAATTCATCATTTTGTCTTTGCGATATCATTTCAGATTGTTGCGTACCTATGATTCTAGCACGCTCATCTTTACGATCTTCAATTTCTTTTTCTCTTTCTTTTTCTACACCAGCTTTAGCTTGCGCAAGTTGTATGTTGTAGTTAAACTCTTCAGCCATCAATTGTTTTTTAATTGAAGCTTCTGTTTGCATACGCTGTATCTCAAACTGAGATTTAGCTTGCTCTAAGTTTACTTTTTCTTGAGTTAAAGCTTGTTGTTTTTGTAATTCAGCTAAAGCAGCTTGCTCAGCTGATTGAGCATTAGCTTGAGCTTGAGCTTGTATATTAGCTTGTTGCGCTTGCTGATCTCTTTCTCTTTTTCTTTTTTGACTTAGCTTAAGATATTGATTAGCAAGTTTTATATTTGTTATTTGTCTAATATCAATAGCGTCTTCTAAACCTATTTGACCAGCTTGTAAAGCTATTTGAATATTTTTTTCTAATACTTGTTTTTGTTCTTCTTCTGGCTCTAACTCTAAAAATATACCAAACTCATGCATACTTAAATCTTGTATTTCATTTAAAGTAGCTACATTAAATGAGTTTATAGAGTTTAATAAAGCAGCTTTAGTTAAAGGATAGTTTAACATATCATTTATTCTTAAGCTAATATTTTCACAAGATCTAACGGTTAGATACATAAGAGACTGTAGTATATGCTTTGTAGCTGTATTTGATGCAGCCGCAGCTAGTTTTTGTAAACCTACTAACGAGTCTTTAGCTGGTTGACTACCATCTCTAGCTTCGTTTAGCCCGGTCACATCGCGTATCATTTGTAAATAATATTGATACGTATTAGTTAGAGCTTGTATTTTATTTATACCAGAAGACGATTGTAATTCTTGAATAGGCACCTTGCCTGGATTCATATCTCCATCTACAGTCTTAGATCTACCAACTATACTACCAGTTTGAAAATACATGTTTAATGCTTCTTGTGGATTATATGTAGTTCCATTACCTAAGTCTACTTCAGCTAAACCATCTACATCTACAAATACACCATCTGGTACCATACGAGCTAACACTTGTTGTATTTTTAAATGTGTAATTTGTATCATGTCTGCAAAACCAATGCACTTGCTTACCAAACTTTCAATGCGACCTTTGTACATACGCGGTGCAGATATTACGTAGTTCATTTCTACTTTAGTCTGGTTGCTATAAGGTCTTGTCATGTTTTCAGCTAGCTCCCACTTTAACATTTTTTCTTGACCTAGTATTTTAGCGCCACTGTATAAAACTTCAATAGCTCTATGTACTCTTTGAAAATTATCGTTTACAGGTGGATTAAAATCACCTGGTTTCTCTAAAGCTTTTAATAGACCTTGATCTGTTTCTTTTATTTTAAATACTTGATTGTTGTAGGTTTTGTATTCAAAATATAAAACTTGTACATTATTATAGGTGTCATCTTGACCATAATAGTTTCTGGTATAATTAGAATCACCTGGGTATTTTTGTATTTCTTCTAGTTCAGCATCTGTTAAATAAGGAAACTGCTTTTTAACTTCTTCTAAGCTTACACTTTTTACTTCACCAACATAATAAATATCTTCAAAGTTAGGATCTTCTGTGTAAGAATATACTAAATTAGCAGGGTCTACATATTCTACTGTAACTCCATTTGCTAAATTAAAATTAGTTTTTACACATGATATACCAAGTACAGTTAAATCATATGCTAATCTCTTTTTTATTTCTTCATATCTATTATAATCTAAAACAGTTGATATAGCTTCTTCTTCAGCTATTTCTATACTTTGTTTATAGTTTAATTGAAGATATAAATCTAATTCTTCTTTGCTTTCTGGTAAGTTACTTGGATCTGATGTATTAAAAAGATCAACTCCTAAATTATCTTTTATAGAGTTTAATAATTTTTTAGAGTTCATATCACGCATTATACCGCTAGCGTAATCTGTACGTTGTTTTAATGAATATGGATCTGTTGCAAAAGATTTTATTTCATAACCTTTATCTGTCATGCCATTTACAACAATATCTACAAATTTAGATAATACAGCAACTGGTTTCCAGTCTAAATTAAGATAAGACAAATCACCATTAATAGATAATTCATCTTTATACTTAGCTACAGATTGCTCACCTCTAGCGTATAATCTTAATCTATGAAAATCTTGCCAGTTGTTTCCAAAACGACCGCCAGCTCCTAACCCTCGATCACCTCTAAACCATTCGTTTTCAATAGCTCTACCTACTTGAAATCCGTAGTCTAAAGTATTCTTTTCTGCATCAGGTACCACCTGGCTTGGAAAGGAACTATTAACGTTAGTATAAACCATTTATTTTATTATTTTTGAAATGCTACCAGTGTTATCATATTTACCAAAAGATAAATTAACAGGTTGATTTTGAACTTTATGTATTGGTGTATATTTGTTTTTATTACAAGCCATTATAGCTAAACCAGAACTAATAGACGCATCGTACTTTGTTCTATTATTTATATTGAATTTAGCCCAGTCCTCTAATGTTCTTTGAAAATAAATATTACCATATCCATTTTGCCCTGCACCTACATAATCTTCTATATAAGATTCTATAGCAGCAGCGTGTGCTTGTTTAATATCTTCACTTGAATTAGGTATACCACCTATTTCTTTTTCAGACACTGAAAGTTTATTGTAAACTTTATCTGGTCTATTAATTGAAAATCTTCTATAACCTCTACGTTTTAAATAGTATAACAATCGAGGTTTGTTGTTTTCTGCTAGTATCGGCATGCCATAAAAATGCAACGCCATTAGTACATCTTCAAAAAACATTTCAGCTGTCTGAGGTCTAGCTATATACTCTAAAAAAAACATATTAGCAGGAGCATCTTCCATGCTAAACTTTGTTAATCCATGTAAAGAACCTTTAGATCCTTTACCATCTACAGTTCCTGATATATCATAAGAGTCACAACCAAATGCTCCAATGTGTTCGTTGCCAGGAAACTTAATGTTATTTCTCAATAAAACTTTATTTTGTAGATGTAATGGTGGAACCCATGAAACTAAAAATCTACCATTATCATTAGGAGTAAACTCTACTAATGTATCTTTTATACCACCAGCCCATCTAAAAGAACCTTTTGTTATATAACCAGAGTTACTTAAATCTTCGTTATAATCTATTTGCTCGTAAATCTTACTTAGATTAAATAAAGACTCTTTTGCCTCGTCTCTAAACGCATGTTGCTCTGTACGAGGAAACTGCCTATAATATTCATTTAAACCGTCTTGATCGTTTTTAAGACCATCAACTTCATTTTGCCAGTGTTCTATAACACCTTGGTCGATAACCTCTCCATACGGTCCTTCAACCGGTTCTTTTGGTGTATCGAATACAGAGTGTCCATAAGAATCAATGAACCCTTCGTAGTTCCATTCCATAGGTATGAACAAACTATATAATCCCGAGCTAGTCTGTCCATTGCGGTTTCGTTTAGTAACGTCTGAATCTTCGTATAATTTTTTAAAATTTGCTCCACCTTTATCTAATGAGTTTGAGGTCGAGCCCATCATACATTTACCTACAATTCTAGAACCTAATCTAAGAGTTGTTTTTGTAACTCGCCAGTTGTTTAATATATTATCAGGTCTTTCCCATTTACCACTTTCATCGTGTGCTAGAAGTTTTAATTTCTCCCCGTCATACGAGTTATCTCCCGTGTTTTTCCAGTCGATTGTGGTGTCGAGCCCTTCGAGCTCCTCCGGCCCTTGGCCTTGATCAAGCTTTTTTCTTGTGAGTTTTGATGCGGGTACTCTATACGCCAGTTCGGTTTTTGGTCGGTCCATTCCGTCTTGTATCGGTTTAAAGAAAAACGGATAGTTGACGGATATTGGTACAACCTTATCTGTGAACATTTTTTTAGCATCGGCTCCAGATTTGGACAATATCCCAAACCGTGAATCGGAAGATATTGTTGCTTGATTAACCAACTCTCCTGATGCCATGAACGAAAAACCAGAGCGTCTGTTTTTGAGATAGCACATGCCATAACATCTTTGATCGGCTTTACACGCTTCCCAGAATATAAAAAATAATCTGTTTGATTCTCTAAATTCAGCGGCACCAACGTCAATTTTAGACCACTGCAAGTACATGTAATGAGAACCAGTAAGGTAAGTAGGCTTATTTTTATTAATGAACCAAAAACCTTCATCACGTCTTTTAAACTCCTCATCAATGTAATCATAATATTTTTCTTTAAAATACTCTGGCTTTTGATTCCACTCAAATACACTTTTAATTTTGTCTAATTCTTTTGGGTAATCAATTTTACTCCAAGTATTTTTTTCAAACTCATAAGAGTTATTTTCTTTTGGTAAAGCTATTTTTAAATTTTGTATATTATATACTTCACCTATTTGACCAGTCTTACTAATAACTATAACATCATGATCTTTGTCATAGCCATACTTCCATTGCTTGTGTCTATTTTTTTTAGTAATAGCTTTCTTGCTTATATAATCAGGCAGTACTTCATAAAGTGTTTGTGTATAACTCATTTAGATCTACCTTCTGCAAAGCCTTTAAATGATTTAGCTTTTGTTTCTTGCTTGTCACCTTCAAGCATAGCTTTTTCCTCTTCAATACGAGTTAGTATTTCAAACGCATCAAATATAGCTAGTTTTTTAGTAGCAGCTGCATTTTTAAGTCTATCAGCTGCAAGGTCATCATTTGATTCTACAATAGCTTCTTCTGCAACTTTAATAAGTTCTTCAACTGCTTTCTGCCCAGCTCGGATTATACTCTTCTTCGTCTCCTTTACGTTCATACTTCAAAACTATATCATTTGATTTCATACAATATAAGCGCTCTTTATTTATTAAAAAATCAAACTCACTGTTTGGTTTGAAACCAACAAGGTCTCCCTGGTTTATTCCTAGCGCTTCTAGCGAACTATTACCTATTTTTAGTATACCTACAAGGCTTTGTTCTTTTTCGTTATCTAAAACGTTTTTACTTTTAATTGGCTTTACAAAACACCTGTCGCCAAAAGGATTAAATCCATTTTTGTTTTTATATAAATACACTTGATCTATAGAAACAAAATAAAGATCATCAACAAAAAAAGCTCTACCATTTTTTTGTTTACCTTTCATATCATACCATCTTCTAAAAACGTTATGATGTACTAATATTATATCACCAACATTTACAGGTGTTTCCAACATTAAAGGTGTAGATATAACTTCAGCATAGTTATTTACAAACTTAAAGCTTTCTACATTGTTGTTTAATATTAGTTTAGTATCGTCTATGTTTATAGTATTATCATAAGTTTCACCTAATGGTTTCACTATAAAGTCATATAAGCTTTTCATTAATACTTCAAATCGTACTCAACAGATATAGCCATATTAGAATTAAATTTTTTCCATGGCATTACCTCGTCGTTTTTTTTAATGTAAATATTGTAAGAGTTGTCTAGCTCATCAAATAAAATACTATTAATATTATGACCGCCGTATACTTCTTGACCTAAAGAATAATGCATAGCATCATTTTTATAATCAGAACCAATGCTGATTTTTCTTATAACGTTATTCATCTTCTTTTTCAATCTCAGTATACGTACCATCTTGTAAGTTAATATTAATAGTACCGTACTTTTCTTCTAGACTTTTTTTAGTTTCTTCTATACCTTCATTTACACTTTTGATACGATGTAGCAAACTATGTTTCTGAGTTTCTAAACCTCCAATTTGAAGCAATATATCATTTAATTGTTTCTGTTGATCAACAATAGTCTTTAATTCTTGATCATCAATTTTATTAACTTTATTCATTTAATTTAATTTTATTCTTGTTTACTTTTTTTTGATTTTTCCCAAGTACGACCTACAAAATAAGCGCCGTATACTGTAATTAATAGTGACTGAAATATTGGGATATATTCTTCAGCTACTTTAAACCCACCAATGTTACCATCGAAAAATGCTAATGCCGTAAATATAACAGTAAGATATATTAACACTAGCGGGCGTATGTTCTTTGATAAAAATGAATCTGATTGCATATCAAGTTTCCAGCGCTCAGTGATTTGAGTCTGTGCATCTTGATCCGCTTTCTCTAATAACTCTTGAATCTTTTGTTTAGCAGCTAATCTTTCTTCATCTGTAGTTGTAAGTTTATCTATTACATTACCTACGTCTTTAATTAAACCACCTGATAAAAGACTTAAAAGTTTTTTCATTTTACATATTTGCAGCTAGCCAAGACTTTGCTTTTTCTTTTCTATCTCTTAATTCTTCATATTTTTTTCTACCAGCAGATATGTCTTTATCTGTAAAAATTCTACCAACACCAGGTAAACTAGTTCCTCTACCAATATACACTGCACTTGGAAAAGGGTCAACTCCACCAGAACCTGATCTAACTTGCGTGTGGCCCGCAGATGTTGTTGTAAATTCAGGGAAATCAGGAACTGTTAACTGTGAATCTCTTCTGTACATATCAGCTAAGCTAGCAGTAGTTTCATCAAGATCTATACCTTCTGTAATGGATTTACCTTTACCGGATCTTTCATCTTCTGGGTGGCTGTCATGCATTGGAGAACCTTTATGACCCATTTTAGCTGGTGATTCGTGACCCATTTTATACGGAGACATTTCCATAGCTGAAGCTTTACTATCGATAGGCATATCTTTTAGTAAGTTTTTCTTTTCTTGAGCTGCAGACTCTTGATGTGCTACAGATCCTTCCATCATTAATCCTGATGGTTTTCCTTTATGGTCTTTCAACTGCATACACGCAGAACCTTTCTTTTTCATTGGACTATCGTACGGCATTTTTATGTTTTTAGTTTATTATTTAAATAGTTTATTATTTAAATCAAACTTATATCTAGTAAGATGTACTGTTCTTTTTAAATCACCAGTAAACTTACATATTAAGTTATTTTTATCCTTTAGTTTGTATTTTACTTTTACTGAATAACCATTTTCAGGGTTGAACAAATGTGTTGTAAAAGTTTTTTTTGTTCTTTTTAGTATTTTTTCTTCTATAACATGTTCATTAAATGGATTATAGTTTACTACTTCAGCAACACCGTATTCTCCAGTATAAATCATTGTTATATACTTAGATGTTTTACTTTCCCACCAACCACTGAAATCGTCTTGGCTAAAAGATGTAAATGTAATTAAATTAAATAATAGTGCTAAAAATAAATTTTTCATAATATTAGATTAAATTGTTATACTAATATTATCACTTGTTTTATTTATTTT